AAGCCGTCGGCCATGACAATTGAAGAACTAAAGACCGAGCTTTCAGCAAATCCGGCATTCGCGCCGATCATTGCAGCAAGCAAGGCAGCCGGGGGCGGGGCCTCTGGTGGTGGTAATGGCGGCGGGGCCGCAAAGAAAGCAGTAACCCGTGCGCAATTCGACAGCATGAATGCAGTGCAACGCACCGAGCATATCAAAGCTGGCGGCACCATCACCAATTGAGGTAACAAACCATGAGCAACACCCTGACCAATCTTGTACCTGATCTGTATGCCGCGCTCGACGTGGTGTCCCGCGAACTGACCGGCCTGATTCCTGCCGTTACTGTTGACGCATCCGTCAACCGTGCAGCCGTCAATCAGTCTGTCCGCGTTCCCATCGCTCCGACCAGCAATGCCATGGTCGATACGACTCCGGCTATGTCGGTCCCTGCCGCTGCTGACCAGACCATCGGCAATGCAGCTATCACCATCAGCAAGTCCAAGGCTGTTCCGTTCTCTTGGGAAGGCAACGAGCAGGTCGGCCTGAATAGTGGCCCCGGCTACATGGGCATCCGCGCCAACCAGATCGCGCAGGCCATGCGCACGCTCGTTAACGACATCGAGCTTGACCTTTCTGGTCTGCACGCATCGTTCAGCCGTGCTATCGGCACTCCGACCACGACCCCGTTCGCATCCGACATGTCTGGCGCTGCTAACGCTCGCAAGATTCTGGTCGATAACGGTGCTCCGGGTTCCGACCTGCAACTCGTGGTTGATACGGCTGCTGGCGCCAAGCTGCACACGCTGTTCGGTGTTCAGACTGGCCGTGATGCCGTGTCGCTGGCTGAACAGGGAATCCTGACCCGTTCCGCTCAGCTGGACATCCGCGAGTCTGGCCAGATTCTGACCCCGACCGCTGGCGCGATGGCTTCGGCTACCACGTCTGCTGCCGTGCTGTCTGTAGGTCAGACTGTACTGCCGCTGGCCACTGCCGGTACTGGCGTCGTTGCTGCTGGCGACATCATCACCATTGCCAACGACACCAACCAGTACGTCGTGACTTCGGTGACGTTCGCTGGTGCTAACCCTGCGTCTGGTGACACCATCACCATCGCAGCACCCGGCCTGCGCAAGGCTCAGTCGTCTGCCGCTCGCAACATCACTGTGGTGGCTACTGCCGCTCGCAACATGGCATTCAGCCGCTCGGCCATCGTGCTGGCGACCCGTATGCCGCAGCGTCCGGAAGAAGGCGACATGGCCATCGACGTGATGACCATCACCGACCCGCGCACTGGTCTGTCCTTCGAGGTGTCGATGTACCCCGGCTACCGCAAGGTGCGCTATGAGGTGGCACTGGCATGGGGCGTCAAGAACATCAAGCCGGAACACACAGCAATCCTGCTGGGCTGATGATCTGAAACGGGGGGAGGTTCGCCTCCCCCTTGTTTTAACTTGACGGGGGATACCATGGCGCTGACTGTCGAAACAGGTGCAATTGTCACAGGCGCGAACAGCTACGTTTCCCGCGCTGATGCTATCGCATACGCTTCTGACCGTGGCGTTACGCTCGCTGATTCAACGGCGACCGATGCCATGCTAATCAAGGCAGCCGCCTACCTGGAATCCTACCGCAACAAATTCAAGGGCGAGCTAGTCACCCGTGACCAGCCGCTTGCATGGCCGCGCTATAACGCTGTCATTGAAGGTTTCGCATGGGACCATGACGAGATTCCGCGTCACGTCATCAACGCGCAGCTTGCCGTCACGCTTGAAATCAATGCAGGTGACGACCCGTTCAACCCGACGCAACAGCAAGGTCCGGTTACGCAAGAATCCGTCGCTGGTGCTGTATCCGTTTCCTACGCGGCTGGTTCATCCAGTAGCATCAAGGTGCAGAAAGACCGTGAGTCTGCCGCGCTGGTAAACCTGTTGCTTGCTCGCTCCGGCTTGTTCCTTGTGAGGGCGTGATGGCCTTTTATGACCGCATGGCCGATACAGCGACGCGACTGCTGACCAAGTTCGGCAAGTCGGTCACGTTCGAGCGCGTCACGTCTGTATTCAATCCGATCACCGGGATGGATACGATTCGAACAACGGCGACTACCGATACTGTCGGCGTGGAAATCCCGATCAATAAAGCATTGATTGACGGCACTCGCGTTCAAGTTGGCGACAGGTTTTTAGTTGTTGACGCATCGTTTGAGCCGATGATGAGTGACCGCATACAGGATGCGCCTTTCGTTGGCGCTGTTGTGCCGATGGAGCCTGGCGCATGGTACTTGGTCAACCTCCCTATTAATGCAGAGGTTTCCGGGCAGACTGTATCAAAGACCGCGCCGGTTGGCGTCGATTCGTTCACGTCCTACACCGGGCGCAACGTCACACTATACGACACGACCACATGGGATGGCCATCATCGTGCGTTCGAGTTCCGCGTGAACAGCATCAGTACGACGAATGCCGGTTCGGCGCTGGTCGAGTGCATCGTTAATGAAGGTAGTGCAGGCGGCGACTCGCTGCGGCTACGGTTCAACGGAATCACTAACCTATGGACTGTTGTTGTCAATGGTAATCCATTCGGCACGACTTACGCAGGAACCATCGGCGGGCATATTGGCGTATCCGTTCACGCGCAGTCAGGCGACGTGACGCTGTGGTTTGCGTCTGGCCATGTCGATAAACAAGTAATCGCGGCACTCGGCGGGCTGTTCCATCATTCACACCTCGGCATTGATGTGCGGGGAATATCCACGGCAGGTGCAGGCGGCACCACGGCTGGCGACTCGTTTAGTGCCACGCTGGTTTCCGATTACAGTCAATTCGAGCGTGACTATAGCAGCAACCTGTCTATGCGCGACCTTGATGGCACGCTGATTACCCGCCCTGCGCTGTCTGATTCCTGGGCTATCGTTGCCATCGAGCCTATCAACCCTGCCGGTACGCCGGTCGCCTATCGTGTGCAGGTGCGTAAATGAAGTGGGCGGACATCTACTCTGCGCTTGCAACGCATTATCAGGCTGGCAATTTCGATGTGCCTACCTACTGGCCAAACAAGGACGAGACGCCAACAGCGGGCCAGCATCATGCGCGAATCTGGTTCATCCCTGCCGACAATGATGCGGCATCGCTCGGTGGAACCGGACTAGACCGTCTGTCTGGCATCATGCAGGTTGACTTGATGTGTCCAACGAATATCGGAATCGGCATCGTCATGCAGAAGGCGGACGAGATTGCGACAGCATTCCAGCGTGGCGACTCCGAGACAATCAATTCAACTTGTGTCGTGTTCACTGGAACCAGGATTGACGGCCCGCGCAATGAGGACGGATGGTTGCGGACTATTATCAGCGTCGGATGGTATGCCCATGTTGCGCGGAGTGTAGCGTGAGCTTTTCGGCTGACATAGCGGCCTTTGCTAACAAGGCTGGCGAGTCGCTTGATAAGACGGTTAGGATGGTGACGCTTGAGTTATTTGGCAGTGTCATCAGGTCAACACCAGTTGATACAGGACGCGCTAGAGGAAACTGGCAGACGACAACCAGTTCACCGGCAAGCGGAGAGCTAGACAACCGTAGCGAGTCGTCTGCGCTGTCAGAGCTTCAACAGAATGCCGGCGGAGTCGGCACCGTAACGTACATGGCTAACAACCTTCCGTACATCAAGCGGCTGGAAGAAGGCTGGTCTACACAGTCGCCACCCCACGCAATGGTCCGCGCCAACTTCACCCGTATTGAATCCATCGTGGCTAACGCGGCACGACGAAACAAGGTATAATCGAACCGGCAACTGTGCCGACTGGAGGAAACACAATGGCAATCGCATCCGGCAGCCGGCACCGTCTTGCTGCAATCGCAGAAGTAACTTACGGCACTACGCCTACCACACCCGCATTTTCCACGATGCGTCACAATTCCTGCAACATCGGGCTGTCCAAAGACGCTGTGGAGTCCGAGGAAATTCGCGGCGACCGTCAGATCACTTGCTTCCGTCACGGCAACAAGTCTGTCGGCGGCGATATCGAGGGTGAGCTTGCATATGGCGAGTATGATTCGCTGATCGAGGCTGCATTGTGTGGTACTTGGTCAACCGACGTGCTCAAGGCTGGCACGACCCGTCGCTCGTTCACGATTGAGCGCACGTTCCAGGATATTACGCAGTACGTCCGCTACACCGGCTGCGAAGTGAACACGATGTCGATCAGCATTGCGCCAAACAGCATGGTCGGCGTGTCGTTCGGATTCATTGGTAAAGATCAGTCGATTGCTCAGACGGCTATCGCGTCGTCTACTTACTCGGTTCTGACAGATACCTGCCAGTTCGATTCCTTCACCGCAACTATCAGCGAGGGCGGCTCGCCTATCGCGCTGGTTACTGAGGCAGAGATCACGCTGGAAAACGGAATCGAGCCTCAGTTCGTGGTCGGCTCATCTACCACGCTGCGGCCTTCTATCGGTCGTTGCAACGTGACCGGCTCCATCACTGTTTACCTTGAAGATCAGGCCATGTTGACCAAGTTTCAGAACGAGACTGAATCAAGCCTTGATCTGACGCTTACCGACCCGGATGGCAACACGTTCCAGATTGAAATCCCCAAGCTGAAATACACCAGCGGGCAGCCTGATGTATCTGGCAAAGGCTCCGTCACTGTCAGCATGGATTTTCAGGCCATCTACGACAGTGTTGACGCAAGCAACATCGTCATCACTCGCAACCCGATCTAAGTCTTACCCGACAGGCCACGGACGGCCACCCTATAACGAGGAATCAGCATGAAGTTTGACGACCTGCTTACCGCGCCGGCACATGAAGAAGGCGCAGAGATGGAAATCATGCACCCGGTTAGCGGACAGCCTACCGGCGCATTCTTGTTGATTCGTGGTGTTGATTCCAAGACGTTCCGTGATGCGTCGCTTGAGTTCAACCGCAAGCGGCTAGACAAAGCTAATGACGACAAGGACATTGCACTCGACCTTACCGTCGCCATTACCGCAGGATGGCGCGGCATTGACGGGGTTGAGTTCTCGGCTGATGCCGCGCGAAAGCTGTACACCGACAGTCCTGCAATCCGTGCCCAAGTTGACGCATTTTTCACGGTACGCAGAAATTTTATGAAGGGCTGAT